TCAGGTGGGGGATATATTGGATTGGGCCAAGTAGGAGAAAGAGAATTTAAAAAATACGGTCCTATAGGCGGATCAAGATTAAATCCAGAAGATAGTATTTATGCTACGGCTAATCTTGCTAAAGCGAATGCTCAATCCTTATCCAGGGTTTTGGGAAGGTATCCTACTGATGCAGAAATATATCTTGCTCATCAACAGGGGGCTGGAGGGGCAGCTGATTTACTTATGAACCCAAATGAAAATGCGGGGGATGTGGTTGGAATGAGTCATATATTAAATAATGTGCCAGAAAAATTAAGATCACAAGCAAAAAGTTGGACATGTGCTCAGTTTGCAAATTATTGGATTGAAAAATTTAATGGGCATGGCGGAATTGATCATCCATATGGTGGTCCGATTGTTCAATTCACTAAAAATATTCCAGATAATCAGCATTCAACAGAATTATCTAATCAATCTGAAAATATCGGGACAATCCAATCTTCATCGATACCTACTTTAGGTCAAGAACAAGTTCAGGGGACTCCTCAAATTTCGTCTTCAATGTTAACTCAAGAGAAATTGAATACGATGCCTACTGTTGATTTTGTGCGTGCTCATGCTCTTCAATCAATAGATGAGGATGTAAGAAATGGAGTCATAACAGAAGATCAGGCTGATCATGCTAGAAATAAAATTATACAAAAATCAAATGATGAAAAAATGCTAGAAGCATCAACAAATTCATTAAAAAAACAAGTTGAAGATAAGGCTTCAAATGATTTATATACAAAAATGCATGATCCATCCCAAAATGCTAATATTCTTCAAGAAATTCAAAATAGTAATGATATAGACTGGAAAAGAAAGAATGAGTTGACACAAATTGCCACTAAGGATTTAGGGAAATCTATAGGAACAGTTTCAAGTCCTTTGTATAATGATACTTTGGAAAAAATAACAAACGGAACAATTGATTCGAATGCTGATTTATATCGTCTTGAGATAGATGGGAGATTAACATCCAGGGATGTTATTAATTTATCTCAAGCTCTTTCTAAAATTCAAGATTCACCTGAAGAGAAGCAGCTCCAAAAGATAAAACTTGCTGCGTTGAAATCTATTGAAACAGAAATAGTTTATAATGGAAATCCTAGAAGAAGATTAGAAAGTCCTGAAGGGAGATCGTTTTATGATTCTGAAATTGTAAATAGATTTGAATCAGAATTCAGGTCATTTAGAAATACAGAAGAAGGAAAGAAGAATCCATATAAATTTTTTGATCAAAAAAATATTGAAAAATATTATAATACGGCGCCCCCGATATCTACGCTTCAAAATTCAGCAATTAACGCCCCCGTTCCTTCTCAAAATCTCCCAACTTCTTTGGCCCAAAATTTCCAACTTCCTTTGAATAAAAATCTTCAAAATCCTTTGGCTCAAAATAAATCTATATCACCTAATGATATAATTCCAGTTCCTCCTCCTGGGATAGATCCAAAAGCATGGCAATCTGCTGTTTATTTCAGACCGACTGTTCATGGGCAACCTTGGTCTTATCAAAAATGGGGAGCAGCTATTTCTGATTTATTCTCTCATCCAACTCCGGAGAATATAAAAAATTTTGATACTTTTTTTAAGCCGTCTGGTATCACTTCAAGAGATATTTTTGAGAAGATTGCCCCTAATCTCACAAATTTAACTCCGAAGCGTATTCTCCCAGTAGACTTATCTATGGCGCCTGAATTAGGAAGAGATTAATGCCAGATAAAGCAGATGAAGATATTCAGGTTGGATCATCTCAATTAAATACTCCTAATTTAGATAGAAATCCATTTGAAAAATATGGGGATTCTCCTACAGGGAATATAAATTCTCTTACAAATCAACCAGTCGGACAACCAGTCGGACAATCAGTTGAGGCTGAGGAAGATATAAGTCAAAATCCTTTTTCAAAATATGGGGATCAGCCTACTGAAGAAACTCAAAGGCCATCGTTGATTGGTTCAATTGCAGGTAGTTTTGCTGAGAATATATTGCCTTCAGCGGCCGGGATGGCATCTTTAGCTGCTAGCGGATATGGGGGGGCGAAACTTGGAGGGTTAGCCGGAGTTGCTCTTCCTCAAATATTTGGCTTGGGGCCTGCAAATCCGATAGCAGATATCGGATCTGGAACCTTAGGGGCTGTTGGAGCGATTGGAGGCGGTATTGTAGGAATGATAGGCGGCCAGCAACTTGTTTCAGGCATTCAAAATTGGGCTATATCTAAATTGCCAGAATCTTGGCAAGAAACATTAGGGCAAACAGAAAGGCAAAAAGAAGAAAGAGAATTAGAGCATCCGATGGGGACTTGGTTAGGGGCTATGGCACCCTATATTATGACGATGAGTCCCGTTGGCGCTGCAGAAAAAATAGCAGTAGAATCAACAACAACTCTTGGTAAAATAATGGCCAATCCATTAGCATCTAGGGCGATCAGTGGGACGGTTATGGGGGGATTTGAGGCTGGTAATGAAGTTTGGAATGGAGATTCATTAGATTGGCAAAAAATTGGAATAGCAACAGGGTTGGGGTTTATTTTTAATAAATCAAATCAAATAGGAGAAAAGCTTACATCAATAGGGACATTGGCTGCTGAAATGACCCCTGGGATGAAATTTTTAGAAGATCAAACTGAACGATATAGACAAAATTATATTCGTAGTAAATTTGAACAAGAAAATCCAATTACAATTTCTCAAGCCAATAGTTTAAATGTGATCGGCCCGGGTGTTACTCAAGAGGTTTTTGCTGGACAAGAACAACGAAATCCGATTGCTGCTCAAGCGGCATTGAAAGAGGCGCGTGTTGAACAGCAAATTTTGGGGACTAAGCAAATTGTTCCTAATATTCATGAAGTGGCAAAGAATTTAAATCCTGAATTAATTGAAAAATATGAAGATTTAAATAATCAAAAAGATATTTTATCAAATTGGGTTAATGAACACGAACATGGATCAGATGAATCACGATGGGCCCAATCTCAATTAGAAAAAGTTAATCAACAACTTGGTGATATAGAAAAAGATCGGATAGATCTTTATAAAAGGGCTTCGGATTCCATCGGATATGATCAGACATCTATTTTGCCTAAGGAAACGCAATTAGCCGAGAAGTCTCCTGAGATTATGGAGAAACTTTCACCGCAATCTCGTCCATTAGAAATTCAGAGGCAAGCTATCTCAAATGAAATTACTCAGAGTTTAATTTCTGCTAAAGAGCCGAAAGATAGAGCAGAAGATATCGCACGTCTAGCTACTTCATATTATGAAACATTAGCTGCTAATTTTAATGGAGAGCTTGGAACGGCAGAAGATTTATATAAAAAATATTTCCCTAATGTTAGAAAGGAGGGGATTGTTGAAAATAATAAAGCTGATTTTGGTGATTACAATAAAATGTCATCTAATGACATATGGCAAAATTTAATAAATAATAAAACAGAACAGTTAGAGAAAATAACGCCTACATCTGGGGTAAATACAGAATTTACTCGCACGGGGCAGCCGGTTAGGGGGAAATCATTTCAGAATTTGCAGCAGGGGAATATTATAGACGTTGGTTTTGCAAAAAATCTTTTAATATCATCTATTGATGAGAATGGAATATTCACGTTATTGAAAAAACCAGATAAAAATGGGATGAGTCAATCTTATACCTTTAAACCTCATGAAGGACTTATGAAAGATGAAATTGTCAATTTTAAAGATTCAACAAAACATCTTTTTAAGAATGAAAATTTAGTAGATAATAATTTAGAACAAAGGTCTTCTAATAAGATACCTAATGGATATATAGAGAATTTGTTTGATCCAGACAAATCTGCCATTGTTCTTACACAGAAATCTAATGCTTCAACTTTTATTCATGAAATGGCACATCAATGGCTTGTTGATTTTTTTGAATTTGCTCAGCACCCATTAGCTCCGGATAATTTAAAAAAAGATTTTTTTACTACTCTTGATTATTTGAATGTAAAAAATCCCGAAGAAATGACAAAGCCAACAGATTTAAAAAGATGGCAACATGAGAAGTGGAGTAGGGGATTTGAACAATATATGAGAGAGGGAGTAGCCCCGTCTCCACAGTTAGCTGATGTTTTTTCTAGATTTAAGGATTGGTTAACCTCTGTTTATCAAACTCTTAAAAATTTAGGAAAGCCCATTTCTTCTGATATTAAATCTGTATTTGACAGAATGTTAACACAAGAACCAGAGAAAACAGTTATCATTCCAGATGTTTCAAAAGGACCAACGCTATCTGATATCCATGAAACTGATGCTCTTCATGCTATTCCTCACCCGGAAGCTCCTGAAGCAGATAGAATTCACGAAGAAGCATCTAGATTTTTTTCAGATCAACCATTTGAGGTAAAAAATGAACTTGAAAAATCCATCAGCAAAATCTTTGCCTCAAATGAATCTAAAGGAGAAGCTACAACAATCGAAAAACGAGCTTCAGAAATGGAGTCAAGTAGCGAGGGATTCAGATCTATCTCCAAGAGCGACATCAGTGGCACATCAAATGGTTCGATCAATGCGGGCGGCGGCACAAATAAGGCAGAAAGCTCTGGACGCTTTCCCAGTGGAACAGCCCGAGGATCAGAAAATTCCGGAAGGGCCGGAATATCCGATCTTTCCCCTGTCGCGCGAGAACGACGAGCCCCAGCCCCTACCCCCTATGTAAGAAGAGCTGCAAATATTCATTTAGATAATTTAACTGATGTTGAAAAAATAAAAGAAACACTCGAGCAATTAGCAGAGCAAAATGATGATTTCAAGAATTTTAGGATAAAAACACCATTAACAGAGGGAGATGTATTAAAATTTGGAGAAGACGTAGGATTCAATCAAAAACAAATGCAGAATCTTTTTCATATGTCTCGTATTGTCTCCGAAAATGTTGATGCGGCAAGACAGATGATGATTTCTTCTTTAGAAAAATACTTAGATGCAAGAGATAAATGGACTCAAACTCAAGATCCGGCAGATGCTTTATCTTATTGGGAGGCTAGACAACAGGCTGATCTTATTTCTGGGTATTTTTCTGGGTATGAAGCTAATGCTGGTAGGGGATTAGGTAATTTTAGAAGAAGTAAATTATTATCATCTAATCGGGATGACGTAAATTATCTTTTAAAAAAAACAGCTGGGATGACTCTTTTTCAATTAGAACAAGAAATTGAAAGATCAAAATCTATTGATTCTGTACAAGGGGCATCTTCATTTCTTAGAAATGAAATTCATGGTAAAGTAGGAGATAAAATTCATGAAGCATATATCAATTTTTTAATATCCAATCCGATCACTCATAAAGCATATGCCATTGGAAATATGATATTATCTATGTATAGAAATCTTCTAGTAACGCCAACAGCAGCTGGGATTGGCAATATCGCATCTGCTCTAGGTCGAGAAGGAGAACGGGTAAGGCTTGGAGAAATGAAAGCTTTCCCCCGAGAACTTTTCAATCCTATCCCTTTTGTGGCTGCCAAAGAGGCCTTTAAAGCCGGAGCCCCAGTTAGGCTTCCAGGTGAAGATATTAAAGAAACTCAATCTGGAAATGTTGTTTCGTCTTCGCCTGGAATTGATTTTGTTGAAAGGCCACAAGTAAATATAAATGCAAAATTTTCTGATTTATTACCTGATTTTGTTGGAATGCTTCATGGGATTCAGGATACATTTTTATCTATGTATGATCTTATAAAAAATGGAAGGATAGATAAAAATTCTCCTCTTTTTACATTCAAGCGATCAAATTTAGGTTCGATCCCGGATATTAATATCGGAGGTAAATTGACGGTTCCGGTCGGGTCTGCTATCCGGGCCCCCAGCGAGAGAATGGTTACTCCTATTCATAGTTTCTTTTCTGTTCTTAATTATAATATAGAGCGTACAAAATGGGCATATAGAACAGCCGCAAATGAAGGACTTCATGGAGAAGCATATTCACAAAGAGTAGCGGAATTAAGCCAGAATCCTCCAATTGAAAAAATGAAAGAATTCGGAAAGTCTGCATATAGTGATGTTTTAATGGGAGAGCCAGGGAAGGTGGCGAAGGCTATTAGTAAAGTTTTAGATTTAGAAATCGGGGATACGGGGATACGGCCATTGAGGTTTGTCATACCATTTAATAGAATTCAGGGGGAATTGGCAAAAAAGTCATTTACAGAGAATGGAATATTAGCATTTGCGTCTAAATCTGCAAGGAATGATTTATTGGGTAAAAATGGGAATATTGCTCAAGATATGCAGATAGCAAAGATTTTGGCTGGAAGTGCGTTAACCACACTTGGGTTATGGTGGGCATCAAGACATATTTTAAATGGAGATGGCCCTACTGATCCTGCGAATCGATTAAATTGGTTAAATGATGGCAATATGCCTCATAGTATCCAAATTGGAAATTTTCAATATGATATTGGAAAGCTCGGGGCTATTGGGAAACTCCTTTCAGCTTCAGCTGATTTGTGGGGTATATCTCATGGATTATCTGAAGATGGATTGCATGCAGCTTTTAACCATCTTGCGCATGCTGCTTCCCGGTTATTCTTAGATGAAAGTCCATTCGGAGCGATGTCAAATTTAGCTAAAGCCATTGATGATCCTGGAAAATATGGAATTAATTATGCATCATCTTTAATCTCAAATTTTGTTCCATATTCATCTTTTTTGAGGCAGATTTCAAGATATGAAGATCCTTATATGAAAGATGCGCATGGGTTCATACAAAATCTTGAAAAAGGAATTCCATTTCTTACAGAAAATGTTCCGAATAAATTAGATACATGGGGAGACCCGATACTAGATGTTGATGACCCTCATTATTTAATAGGCCTTGGAATACGAAGATCGCAGATTTCTCAAGATCCTGTTCGGAATTATTTAGATGGAAGTGGGTTTTCAATTGGGAAAGTACAAAAACAAATTAATAATCACCCTCTTACTGATGATCAGTATAGAGAGTACAGTCAATTATCTGGACGAACGGCTCATATACAGCTTTTAAAAATAATGCAGAGCGGGGCATGGGGAAAAGCATCAGCTGAAGATCGCCATGATTTAATTGTTGAAACTGTGAAACAGGCTAGAAATGCTGCAGCTAATCAATTAATTCGAAAATATCCTATATTGGCTGAATATGCCGCGAAAGCTAGAAGATGGCTAGTTCATAGTGATAAATAAATTTGATAAAAGAAATTATTTTTGTTACAAAAAGATAGAAATGGAGACATACATGACGCTATCATCAGATAAAAAGCCTATTTGGACATCTCAAACTGTTTGGGGATCGTTTGCAGCTATAGGCGCCGGATTGAGCACAGCAATTTACGCTTATCAAATAGGAGATTCGGGAACTGCTCTGTCATCTCTTATTGCTGCTTTCGGAGGGATTACAGCTTTAGTCGGGCGAATTAAGGCAACGAGTCAAATCGGATTGACAATTAAATCTGCTGTTAATCTTGCAGATGAGGTTTTAATAGATTATTCTGCGTCTAAGAGCATGCCCTCTCCTCCATCTTCAGATTCAACTTCATAAATTGAAAATAAAAAGTCTCTTATATTTTTTTTAAAGAAAAGAATAGAGATGCACGAAAGAATTGAAATGACCATTATCGAGGATTTTCTCAAAATGGCAGAAAGATTGACTGCGGTTGAGGTCAAGGTTGATCATCTTTCTCAGAAAATAGAAGAATCTAAAAAATCATTAGATTTGCATTCTGCAAAAACAGATAAAAGTTTTTCAGAAATAGAGAGAACTTTAAGAACTCAAGGGGATTCTTTAGATAGGATTACGCGGTGGTTAGATGCAGCCCCGAAAATATTAAAAATGTTTATTGCTTTGATATTAGCAGCCACTCTTTTCCTTTCGAATGGCTGGTTATTTGTATTTAATTTAATAGCAACGGCATTAAAGTGATTTATTCATTATTTTCTATAATAGGCTTAGAATCATCTAAAAGATAATCAACAGAAATATTCAATGCTTTTGCGATTGAAAAAATAGATGAAGATGGAAGTTCTCGGCTTGATCCTTTTTCTATACGCTTAATTTTATTTTCTGCAATTTCAGAAGCTTTTGCTAATTCAGCAACGGAATGGCCTAAATGTATTCTAGCTTTTTTAATTTTTTGACCAAGAGCTGTTGGTTCTGTTCGTTCAATGTGTTCGGTTGGAACGACTATAGACAAAAGATCTTGAATAGAAATATCAAATAAATTGCAAATTTTCTCTATCCTTTCTAAGGTTGGGCTTGTTTGTCCATATTCAATCATTAAAATTGCATTTGGTGTTTTTAATCCAATATATTGACTGACATCATTTAATGAAAGTCCTTTTTCTTTTCGAAGAAAACGAATTTTATCTCCAATATGAGAGGTCATGTTATATCCTTTCAGAAAGTAATCCATAAATACTCTATGGTGAATTCATATGTATATTATTTATTTGTTTTTGTCAAATAAGAAAATATATGAAAAAAAAATTATTTACTGAATAGGGATTACTGTTGGAGTTGACACTAAATTAGCAGAAGCTGCAGGAATAGATGGAGTCAAGGCTATTTGAGAATTAATTTTGGTTAACGCATTACAAATAGCAGTTGATCCTTGCGCTATTTTACTTGATGCTTGAATGAAATTTTGCGCAGAAATATCTGCAGCTTGAACTGCCTGAGAACCAACTGTGTATGCAATTTGAGATCCATCTGCTAAAATACAGGAAATAGTTGTGGCTTCTTGTATATCTGCATTAAGTTGCTGAAGAGTTAAGGTCTGACATCCGGCTAATAAAATGCTAGATGAAATTACGCATGAAAAAAATGTGAATTTATATATCCTGTTCATTTGGATCTCCTTTTCAATATCAAAATAATTATTCGTATATATCACCTTTTATACAATTTTTAAAGGTTTTTCCATTTTTTAATTTATATGTTACACTCTCCTCTTTTTTATTGAAATTTATCTGTTTTGCATTTATCATTTTCGGATTGTAAATATGAGAACTGCATCCTTGTTTTTGTTGATCTAATGATAGGTCAGTCGAAAACTTATTACATTTATGTTTTCCAAATGTTCCGGATGAATCAAATTCAAAATTTATACAAGTTCTACAATTTTTTCTTGGTAAATCTTCTTCATAGCATATATTATTGAATTCGCAAAGTTTACACATCCAGAGATTTTTTTTATCTAATATTCTTAATGGGATATCTTCTGAGTATACTATATCTGACGCCTTTTTTAATATTTTTTTGCATTTTTCGTCATCTTTATTTATTTCTTCTAACCCTATCTCATCTGTATTTTTATTAAGGGATATATATATACATTTTTTTAAATCTAATCCAGTGAGGTAAGTGCATATTTGACCAAAATGTTTAGGATGAGATATTTCTACTCCGTAGCGATTCCAGCTTTTCCAATTAATATCATTATGAGTTTTTATTTCTATAAGATAGAATTCTTGTTCACCTTCACGAATTGTTAAAGGAATTTGACCATCAATCGATCCTGTTAAGGAGCCGTTCGATAAGGGCAATATTTCTTTCTGTTGAAATAAGACATCAAATCCTGCGTCTTTTAGATTTTGAATAATCCTATCTTCTTCTTTCTTTCCTGTTTCAAAAAGCCTAATCATCCTTCCTGACCATTTTTTTGGTTTTAATGCCCATCTTAATCTATACCAAAGTTTTCGAGAGCACTCATCTCCAATTTGAGATGCTCTAAGAGTTGGGTAATAATCCTCATTTTTTTGAGATCTTTCATACATATTCTCAATATCATTTTTTATTTTCTTACATATATTTGACATATCAATTCCAGAATAATTAGATGTTTCTATTTAAAAAATTTTAATTTGAAAATTTATAAAGATGATGGCCGATTCAGGATTCGAACCTGAAACCCACCGACTACGTCGGTGCTCTACCAATTGAGTTAACCGGCCATTGATCCCCGCACTTGGAGTTGCACCAAGATGATCGCCATCATGAAAGGTATGCTTTACTGTTAAGCTATACGGGGAAATTTTTTTAAAATGGCACACTATCGCCTATATCTTCTTGAATAGAAGATTTTTTAAGCCATGATGGGGCATCTTTGCTTTTTAAATTGCTATCCTTTGGAGATTGAATATTAGATTGATATTTTTCAAATTTTCGAATTGAATTTTTTGATGGATATCCACCTTGTTCCGGTTTAATTACCACAGATACAATTATTGGAACGCCATGTAATTCAACACTATTCTTTAATGTTCCTTCAAAGTTAACAGCAACGCATAGTTTCCTAAGCATTGAAAGAGCAATTTTTTGAGCTTTCTCATTTTTATTTTCAATATTTAAATTTTCAAAAATAAGCCTCCCAGAGAAATCCCCTTCTACAATTTTTATTGTTAATTTTAAAATTATCCCATCTTCATTTTTATTTGATACAACATCTGAATTTATAATTTCAGCAACATATTTCCCAGCAGGAATAGGTTCAAATTCATCATCTTCAGGTAATTCATTAATGATTAATTCTGTTTTAAATTCAGTCATTTTAATCTCCTAAGAATATTAAATAAAAATAATTTTAAATAAGAATTATAAAACAATACCTTCATCCCCATTTTCTTCTTCATCATCTTCATTATCCTTACTGTTATTTATCGGTTTATTTTCAAATATTTTCTTTTTCGGAAAATACTTAGATAATTCTTCGTATCCTTTTCCTTTATTATATTTGATTTTATATGGCATATTATATCTATTTTTTGCAATAAAAGATGGTCTCCCTTCACAGAAAATTATGCGGTTTAATCCTTCCGCAATAGATCTTTTTGAAAAACCTGCCTGGTCTTCTTTTAATTGAACATCTTGTTTTAGGAATAAAATTGCATCAAATTCAGCACAAATAATAGGCTTTGATCTTTTATGCAAATTCAAATCATATTGACTATATGATTCAATTGACGGATCATCAAACCTTTCTATAGAACTATGACATATAGCAACAATTGTCATATTTTTCCTTGATTTCAAAACATCTAATGCATTTAAAAATTTTTTCCATTCTATATCACAAGCAATATATCCCGCTCCATATTTAGGAGTTGATATATTTTGCCATCCATTTTTTCTACTAATACTTTCAGCCAATAATGCTTCCATTTTATCTAAACTATCAATAATAAGAGTCTGGAATTGATGATCCTCTTTACATAAGGACCTCATAGCTTCGATAACCTCTTCATATGTTTCTAATAAACCAAAGGATGATATAGACATCCCAGATGGAATCCCGTCTTCAATTTGAATAAAAACAGGAGAAGGGAACTCACTAGCGAGTGTTGTTTTTCCAATTCCAGGTGGTCCGTAAATAATAATTTTCGGTGATTCATTAGCTGATATATTTGTTAATCTATCCCACATACTTATCATTTCCTTTTTATATATGATTGGGGCGCCGCTAGAAGAGAAACGGCTTTTCGTTTATTTTATCTCGTACTCCAGACCAAGATTAATAAATAGGCCCCAACCAAACTACATAATTGCATATTTAATTCAATCAATATTTAATATTACATCACTTTTATTTTCTTCTGAATTTATAGCAATCTTATGAAGCTTAGGCCTGTTTTTAGTAAGTTTTATAAGGCTGGCACTCGTATCTCTTTCTAAAGATCGCTCTACTCTTTCCATTTTATCAATCTCATCACTGTTTTTTGAAAAAACATATATTTTACATCTACTTGTTGATATATTTTTATCAAAATCTACCACAAGCCTTTTATTAAATCTGTCATTCTCAATAAGTCCATGTTGAGCGAGAAGATCATTTATGGCTTTTATTCTATTATCGATATCTCCCTTCATATTTTCGGGAAGGAAGATTTCTAAACAATACTCTCCACAAACAGGGGTAGGCTTTTGAGAATTTAATTCTGATCCTGCATAATGTAACCATTCTTTATATTTTGATGATTTTATAACTGATATCTTCCCATATTTCCTTGATATGGATCGCCATAGATTATTAACAGAAGGAGGAAGAGGTAAATTAACATATATCATCTTATACATCACCTTTCGTCACATTTAAAAAGTTTCTCATCTTCTTTATTGAAATAATAGAATTATCAAAATCTTTAATAATTTCCTTACATAAAAATCCTATAGATATTAAATATATTATGCACTTACTCTCATCTTGTATGTCTATGCCGGAAAAAATGATAGCATCAATCATTAGAGTATTTTTCATCATTTCTTCCTACTTTTGAAATATATTTCCAAAAAAAATCATTAGGCGTAACTTCTCCAGCTGTGATTTCTAATATTTTCAAAAGTTGAGTAGCTCTTGGTACGCTGACTCCTAATCTCCATTTTTGAACTCCATAAATAGATACCCCCATTCGTTTTGCGAATGCTTTATCATCCATATCGTTTTCTATCATCCATATGCTTAATTTCATGAATCATGTATGCCTAATTTGTAATCCATTGTCAACAAAAAAAATTTACCATGTTTCAATAAAAAAAATGTATTGAAAAAAATCAATAAAATCAAGCAATAAGATTGATTTTAATTAAGGTTAATAAAAAATGATTAATTATGTCTATTGACTTTTCATGCCTAATTTGTAATCCTCCGCCCATTGAAGCATTTAAATTTTTTAAATGTCAGAACATAGAAGAGGTTCTTGTCATGACTAAAAATTTCCATAATATTTCATCAGAGCGATTAGCGGATGAATATGGGCATCTTTCTCTGCAAGCAAAAGCAATAGAGGAAAGAATGAAAAATATAAAAAATGAATTAATACAAAGAGATATTGTTTCAATAAAAGGAGGAAAATACTCTTTAACTATTTCGGAACAAATTTCTATTCGGCTCGATATGAAAAAAATAAAGGAATTTTTAGGGAGTGATTCTTGCAAAGATTTTGAAATAATTTCTACAAGCATGGTTGTACGTATAAAAAGTTCTCTTCCTGAAATTAAAGTAATGGAGGCAGCATAATGTCTGATATTATTAAAGAATGGTCAAAAGTAATACCGAATATGTGGCTCTTCGATGAAAAATGGGTTTTAAAGGCCCATGATTTAAGGTTAACTCCTAATGACTTCTTGCCTTGGCAAGAGGAAAATGCATCTGTAAAAGACATGGTCCTTGCCAAGAAAAAAAATATTGGAATTGAAAGCTTTCCTGAATGGAAGGAATTAGGATTATCTGTAAGGAATATGATTGATGCAAAAATACAGGGCGTAACATTAGAAGAGTATAAAGAATGGAGAAAATTTTTTATTATGTCTATGGCTCAAATTTTGTCTCTCATTAAATCAGGTGTTTCAATAAAAGAGACTAGTTTTTGGACATCTATTGATTGCCCTATTTCAAAAATAGTCAAAGCTAAAAAATTAGGGCTTTCCTTGATAAAAGAATAATGCATATGATAACCCTCCGCCCTTATCAGGAAAAAGCAGTCCAGTCTATACTGTCTTATTGGGAAAGGGGCGGGGGGAACCCTCTTGTTGAAATGGCGACAGGAACAGGAAAGTCTATTGTTCTTGCAATGCTGGTTAAGCATCTTGTTGAAAAATATGATATAAAAATTTTAATTTTAACACATGTCAAAGAGCTGGTTGCTCAAAATTCAAGCACAATGTTAAAAATTTGGCCATCTGCCCCTTTAGGCGTCAATTCTGCTTCCTTAGGACTAAGAAATAAACGAAATCAGATTCTTTTTGCATCTATCCAATCTATTGCAAATGAAGACATCCATACAATAGGGAAAAGAGATGTATTTTTAATTGATGAAGCTCATCTAATCCCCCACATAGGAGATGGAAGATATAGATCATTATTTAAAAGATTCAAGTCTTATAATGATGATCTTAAAATTGCAGGATTCACGGCAACTCCATATAGATTAGAGGGGGGGTTACTTTATGGAAAAGATTGCCCATTTGATGATCTTATATATTCTTACGGAATAACTGAAGGAATAAGAGATGGATTCCTTTGCCCAATAAAATCTATGGCAGGAAAAATAGAAATTGATGTGAGGGGGATTGGGAAATCTAATGGAGATTTTATTCTATCTTCAGTTGAAGGGAGGGCGTTAGATCCCAATATATTGAATGCTTCATGTGAAGATATGGTAAAACGAATTTCAAAAAGAAGATCCTGTCTTGTTTTTTGTTCGGGGGTACAGCATGCTCATCAAGTTAAAGATTATCTTTTGTCTCTTGGAGAAAGCGCAGAATGCATCACTGGGAAGGTACATCAGTTACAAAGAGATAGAATTATAAATGAATTTAAAAGCAATAAATTCAAATACTTGACAAACGCTAACATTTTAACGACTGGGTTTGATGCCCCCATTATAGATTCTATATCTATGATGCGCCCGACTCTTTCTGCTGGGTTATATGTACAAATGCTAGGAAGAGGAACAAGACCTCATGATGAAAAAAATTTTACGCTTGTTCTTGATTATTCTGGGAATATAAGACGACATGGCCCTGTAGATGCTATTGAAAATAAATCAAGAAATATTGATTTTAAAAATAAAAGAGCTAAAGAAGATGATGTTAATTCTAAAGAATGTCCAGAATGTAATTATTTAATAAATAAATATGCAAAGACTTGCCCAGAATGTAATCATCTATTTGAGAGGGAATCATCTATTATATCTAAATATGCAGATATAGAGATGGGAGTATTAAAGCAAGAAATAGAGGAAAAATGGATAGATGTAGATAAAATATATATAAAAGAGCATACATCAAAGGCAGGGAATAAATGTATAAAAATATCATATATATGCGGATTGAGCATATATAATGAATATCTTCTTTTTGAAAATACAGGATATGCTAAAGAAAGGGCTATTTTATGGTGGGAGGGTATGACTGGGCAAAAAATTTTATATTCAAATTCTGAATTAAATATTATAAAAAAATGCATTGAATACTGGAAGGAAGTCTATTTAAAAAATATTAAAATAAAAATAAAATTCGAAAATGGCTTTAAGAGAGTTACAAATAGAAAATTTTCACGTTCTGGAAATACTTTTTGTCTTCCAGAATCATTAAAGATTTCTTATATGGGGAAAGAATGACTGTAATTTTTGGAAAAAGATCTGGGAAACCATCAGCATGTGGATGTTGTGGATGTATGGCCCATAATTATGGCATCACAACTAAAAAATTTTCAAAATTGTCAGATATAATGTGGATATGTGAAGAATGTTTTGAGATTAAAACATGGGATAGAGTATATTCAATGAATAAAATGAAATTAAATGAAATAGAAGATATATCTATAAGGATAGCTATATCTAAAAACATAAGATCATTTATTACATTATTTTTAGAATCAATATATTCTAAAAATATTTTTGATATAAGACAATTAGATAATATTTCATTTGATGATTTATGTGAGTCAATAAGAAAAGATGAAATATTATCAGATATAATAAAAGATATATTTTTAGAATATTCGAATCAATTAAAGTTATGGAATATTTGACCGTTGAGAATTATAATGTTAGATGATATAAAAACATTGCGAGAATCTCTATGGAAAAATGGGTATAGACCTATTGCCGTTTATACAAAACAAAAAAAACCAGTTGGATTAAAATGGACTGAGCGCGCTCGCGCTAATCCGCCTGAGGCAGCTGTAAGCCCTGTATATCCTTATTGTATGTCAACTGCAATTTTATGTGATGGATTACGTGCAGTCGATATTGATATTCAAGATATGGATCTTGCTCTTCATATCCGAAATATTGCTTTTGAACTTTTAGGGAAAGGGCCTATACGGACCCGATCTGGGACTGGGAAAAATCTTATATTATATAAAGCTTTAGAAGGATCTCCAGCTAGAAAGCAAGTTTTGGGCAATAATGAATATACAGGATGCGCTGTAGAAATTTTAGGTCATGGCCGTAGTTTTATAGGATATGGGGTGCATCCAGAAGGAATGCTTTATGAATGGCTCAATAATATAGATCTAATCCGCGTCCCAATAGATAAACTAATATCTGTATCTGAAGAAAAAATTGATTTATTCTTATCAGAAATATCAAGCATAATAAAAATAGAAGATCATTCTCATAAATTTCAAGAAAATATTCAAGTTAAAAAGTCAACAACTAATACTAATATGGAAAAATATTCTCAAGTTGCTTTAAATAATATAATTAAAGATCTTAAAATTTGTATGAAAGGAGGTAGAAACAACTTATTAAATAAGTCTGCTATAAGATTAGCCAGTCTCTCAGCCAGAGGATGGATAACTGAGTCAATTTGTCGGCAAGCCTTGTTAGATGCCTGTGCTCATAATGGATTATTAAAAGAAGATGGGAAATATGCATGCGAGGCAACTATAAAAAGTGGGTGGAAAATCGGGACGTCTAATCCTGCTAAAAATCCAGATTCTTTCCAGGAAGAAGATTTTGAAGAAAATGATAATATTATTATAGATTTAAAGGTATCTTGCAAAAAGCCAATAGAAAAAATAAATTTAAAAAGAAATAAATTAGATGATAGTTTATCATATCCGGCTGGAATCTTAGGAAATCTTACAAATTGGATTTGTGATAGTGGGCCGACAGGGAATAGATGGTTAGCGCTTTCTGCAGCTCTTTCTCTAATATCTATGTTGTTAGGACGCTGTGTAAGTACCCCAACAGAAGGATCTCTTGAACTTTATATTATTGCAACGTATCCGACAGGTGGAGGGAAATCTCATCAAGAGCGAGCGATTAATTCTATTATAGATAAACTTAAATTAGAAAAACATATGGCTGATAGTGAATTTAAATCAGGTGCATATATTGAAGATTTAATTCAAAATAAACCTCTATCCTTATCAATTCAGGATGAATTTGGACAAATATTAAGTGACATGACAGCAAAGAATTCTCCTTCTTATATTAATCAAATATCAACTCATCTAAGGAAATTATATGGAAATAATTTTAATATTTATAGAATAGGAGGCGTAAGATCCAGGCCATCGACCTCTGTTTATGCTCCGCATCTTTCTTTATATTGTATGACAACAAGCGCTCAGTTATTTAATTCTATTAAAAGCAAGGACATATCTAATGGTATTATTAATAGATTCATGTTAATAGATGGGGGAGATGAGAGAACCTTTTCTTCTCCGGATAAAAGGATATCTGTTAAGAATCCACCTGATGGATTATTAAGAGATTTGTATAATTTATACATGATAGGGGCTCCAAAAAATGGCAATATGTCCGGAAGTCACGATAAGAATACATCTCCTAAACCAGATATATATATAGTTCCCTGGAAAGACAAGGAATCTGAATTAGAATATTATTCTATAGAAAAAGAATGCTGTTCTCTTATAGATTCAGATAAAGATATCGGAGAAATTTATGCTAGAACTTCATTTAATACAATAAAAATAGCAACTATTTTGGCCTGTTGCGAAAATTTTATTTCTCCATCTGTCAGTAAGGAAAATATAAGATGGGCATTTGAATTATCCAAACAATCATCTGATATATTTTTTAATGAAATAAAAAACAATATGTCTGATAATATAGGATATTATGAAATTTTTAAAAAAATAGAATTAATTCTATCATCTTATAATGAAAAAGGGCTGCCGCCATTTACAATTCAAAGACGAAAACTTTGGGATAAAATGAAAAATTATTGTGGGAAAACCTCTTCAGATTTTTCTAATTGTTTAAAGGAATTAGAAAAAAATGAGGTTGCTATCGTTCATAAAATTGGCAAGATGACTGTTGTTAGTCTTATCCCTCATAAATGATTTTAATTTCCTATACAAATATAAGCTATCGTATCACTAAGAGTGCCAAAAAATTTTACTTGTGCTCCAGATTGATTTTGAGAAGATACAGCTAATGCGCTTCCGTTGGTATCATTTCCTATACAAATATAAGATGATGAATTAGAAAAAATAGAATTTCCTGAAAAATTTACAGTAGATGATCCTAAAGAAAGAGATGTAGATCCAGTTACTATATGATTTTTATTTGTTTCAGTTCCAGATGAATTATATGTTGAAATGGGCGTCCCCCCACAAGACCAATCAGGACTTGAATAACTCGCATTTCCCTGCCCTGTTCCTGCAAAATATATAACCTGGCCAACAGATGAGCATGACATATCTTCATTTACAGGAGGAGAGAATCCGGAAGCATTTGCCGAAGAAGTGAAAGGCAACATAATAAAAATACTCAAAAAAGTAAAATATATAAGATATTTTATCATATTAGCATCCTCCTCCAATATTGTCTAGAATAGTTGATGGTGTTGTAGATGTACCAGCATACGCAATAAGTTTGCATGTTCCGGCAAGTGTACCGGCAACTGTTTCAAATTTCAAACTTCCTGCGCCAGGGGCTGTCCCTGATGCTGTAATTTTCTGAAGAGCAACTTCTCCTTGAGAAGCAGTAGGCGTAATATTTCCAACTGCTAAAAAATTAGCAACCTGAACCCATCCTATACTAGATCCATGAATTATCATTTGATTATTATAAGAATTTTGAGAAGTACCACTTGTCCCAGCTTGAGTTGTTTGGAAAACCACATCTCCACCTATTGCATTTCCTGTTGATGATCCTCCATGAATATAAAATGTACCTCCTCCTATATTAGTTCCAGATCCGCTAGGAGAAAATATAGCGCCAAAAGAAGGTGTAGATGTTGCGTCATTATTGCCAATAACTGTACCAGCGCCTGTACCAGCGACATTCGCAGATGCAGTAATTGACGTGATAGAAGATGCTAATGTCGTTCCAGAAGATCCAGGTGTTGTTACCTGTAATAAAATTTTACCACCATATGCATTTCCTGTAGATTGACCACCTTCTATTGTTAAATTTGTTCCTGTTATATTTGTTCCTGATGCTTGAGGCGCCCTAAGCGTTCCTCCAGATGGAGAGCCGCTTGCTTCTCCGCTACCAATAACAAAATTGCCAGAAGTTGTTATTCGACCTGCTTCTGCTTGAGACGCAGTATCAAAAATAATAGCATCTGAAGTTCCGGCGCCGGATGTAGATTGTAACGTAAGGGTAGAAGATGCGCCTGTCCCACCTATTACTAATGGATCTGTTAATGATGTAGTAAGAGTAGGCGAAGCAGAATAAGCAGGTGTCGATCCCGTCCCTGTTAAAATAGTTCCACTCGCCCCTGGTGCTAACCAATTCATTGCCGTTGAACCGCCGCCACCAGAATATAAAAAAGACCCGGCTGAACCAGCTGTAGTAGGTAAATTAAAATTATAAGTTCCAGCCGCAGCTTGTGGTTTCATATTAATCAATCCGCTAGAGCTGCCAGCTAAAAAGAAATTAGGAGCTTGTATGCCAATTGCAGAATTAACAATTAAATTTGTAGCATCAATTGTTAATGCTGTTGTATATGCATTAGAAGAGCTTCCGGCGACTCCAGCAGCAGAATATTTAAATACAACATTCCCTCCGTTGCCATTTCCTGTAGATTGACCTCCTTCTACTGTCAATGCTCCTCCCGAAATATTACTTCCAGATCCAGAAGGAGCTCTTAAGTTATTCCCAACCGGAGTAGCTGATGCTTCCCCTTTACCAATAATCCATTCTCCGCCTGTATTTATGCGTCCAGCTTCAGTTTGGCTTGCTGTTTTAAAAAGAATGGAATCGGTTGTTCCTGATCCAGAAGTAGATTCTAATGTTAAAGTCGAAGATGCTGATGTCCCACCAATTAATGATGGAGTTGTAACAGACGTTCCAATCACAGGGGAAGAGGACCAGCTAGGAGCACCTGAATTCGCAGTTAATATTGTATTTGCTCCACCTTGAGCAGTTGCTTGTAAATTTCCTGTTCCATTCCCATAAATAACACCATTTAAAGTTAAAGTCCCTACCCCTGTCCCGCCGCTTGTTGTTGCAATTGTAGTTCCATTCCATGTCCCTGATGTAATCGTGCCTAAGGAAGTAATATTGCCTTGAACAGCAGTTGGGAGCGTAGAAGATATGCTTGGAACGCCTACACCTGATGTAACAAGAGTACCATTATTTGCCGTTGCTAAATTTGAAATGACGCTTGAAGAGGACCAATAGAGAAGATTGTTCGCTGTTCCAGAAGTTAATCCAGTCCCGCCGGCTGCAGTGCCTAACGTACCAAATATCATAGCTGCTGATGCCCCACCTTCGGAAAGAAGAGGTTGACCAGCGGATCCTGCTGAAGTTGGTAAATTGAAATTATAAGTTCCAGCGGCTGCTTGTGGTAAAATAGAAATAACCCCACTAGAACTCCCGGCCACATTAAATGTCGATGATTGGAATGGAATCGCTGCATTAACAATATGATTCGTTGCATCAATCGTTAAAACAGAGGAATACGAATTTAAGGATGAACCACTAGATCCAGCAGGTGTATATTGAAAAATAATATTTCCGCCATTGCCAGTGCCGGTAGATTGCCCCCCATGGATATAAAAGGGTCCCCCTGAAATATTTGAACCAGAGCCTGCGGGAGCATAAATAGCTGCAAATGAAGGTGACGATGTATTGTGTCCTGTTCCGAAAATAGCTCCATTATTATTCCCATTTACATTTGGAGATATAGATAAAAAATCTGTTAAAGAATTAATTGTTGATCCGCTAGACCCTGCAATAGAACTTTGAAAGTGCAACGTTCCGCCAACGACATTCCCTGTTGATTGGCCAGCAGCAATTGTAATATTAGATCCGCTAATGTTAGACCCTGATCCATTTGTTCCTCTAAGCGTTCCTGCTACAGGCGAAGATGTGGCATCCCCTGATCCTAAAATAATAGTAGATGTCGCTTGCGCAGTCGTAACAATCGGATTTGTTGTAAAAAATGGAGCCCCAGAATTCGCGGCTAAAACAGTATTAGCCCCACCTTGCGAAGTTACTTGAACCGCACTAGTTCCATTCCCATATAATAAACCATTAGATGTTAGTGTTGAATCTCCGGTACCCCCATATAAGACAGGTATGACAGATCCATTCCATATACCTGATGTGATTGTTCCAAGAGAAGTAATGTTTCCTTGAACTGCCGAGGGCAATGTAGATGAAATGCTTGGGACGCCTGCTCCCGACGTGATTAAAACGCCATTATTTGCAGTAGCTAAAGAAGATACTATATTCGTGCTCGTTGCATAATAAGCCAAATCATTCGCAGTCCCCGTTGAAATAGTCCCAGATCCGCACGCTGCTCCCTGATCTACTAGATTGCCACTTGAATCAAATTTGACACAGTCTCCAGATGTTAATGTCCCCGATGTTGTCCCAAATGTTTTGGTATTCCCAGATAATGATCCCCAATCCATTGCTGTCGATGCTCCACCTTCCGAAAGAAGAGGCTGGCCAGCAGACCCTGCTGAAGTCGGTAAGTTAAGATTATAGGTTCCAGCTGCAGTTTGGGGCTGAATTGTAATCGTCCCGCTTGAAGAACCAGTTACAGAATAAAGAGGGGATGAATATCCAATATTAGCGGTTACTGTACCGCCATTTGAAATTGTCAAACGCGTATTTTGTGATGATGTTTTAAAAATAATAGAATCCGTTGTCCCTATTCCAGAAGTAGATTCTAATGTTAAGGTTGCGGAAGCCGATGTTCCGCCTATAGTTAAGGGTGTTGTAACTGATGTGCCAATTGTTGGAGAAGCAGACCACGATGGCGGACCGGCGTTTGCGGTTAATATTGTATTTGCGCCGCCTTGTGCTGTTATTTGAACAGCGCTGGTTCCATTCCCATATAAAAGGCCATTAAGCGTTAATGTTGAATCTCCGGTCCCCCCGTATAAAACAGGTATAATAGATCCATTCCAAGTCCCCGATGTAATTGTTCCGAGAGATGTAATATTTCCCTGAACTGCGGCAGGAAGTGTTGATGAAATACTAGGAACTCCACCCGCAGATGTAATAAGAATTCCATTGTTAGCTGTTGCTAATGCAGAAATAGCATTTGTGCTGCTTGCATAATAAGCAAGATCATTAATTGTTCCAGAATTAACCGTTCCGATGCCGCACGGGGCGCCGGCATCTATATGATTGCCGGTCGAATCAATATTAACACAATCATTATTTGTTTGTATCCCGGTTGTCGAAACAATCGTTGTGCCAGTTCCTGATGTCGATTCCCAAATATTAGGGCTACTAATCCCACCGCCAGAAACAAAAATTTGACCTGAAGAGCCTGCACTTGTTGGCAAATTAAAGTTATAAGTCCCGGCCGAAGCTTGGGGTTGGATTGTAATTGTTCCGCTTGTTGATCCTGTAAGATTAAGAATTGGAGTTGTAACAGATGTGCCAATTGTTGGAGAAGAAGACCAGCTGGGGGCCCCGGAATTTGCAACAAAAATAGTATGAGCGCCCCCTTGAGCCGTAACATTAAGCGTTCCTGATCCATTGCCATAAGGAATACCATTGGATGTAATTGTTGATAGGCCCGTGCCTCCATAGAGAACAGGTATGACTGATCCATTCCAAATTCCGGATATTATTGTACCTAAGGATGTAATATTGCCTTGAACAGCAGTTGGGAGCGTAGAAGATATGCTTGGTACGCCTGTATTGGATGTGATTAGCGTTCCATTATTAGCAGTCGCCAATCCAACAACCGTATTTCCAGCAACATTATAATATGCCAAATTATTAACAGCTCCAGCCGTAACCGTTCCGCTTCCTGTTCCTGTTCCGCAAGGACCGCCTGCATCTATTAGATTCATATTCCCATCGATAGAAACACAATCACCATTTATAAGAGACCCGCTCACGGAAGCTAGTTTATTCGTATTTCCACTTTTTGATCCAGAGAATGGAGTTGCCCCTACTCCTCCACCTAAAACAGGGTTGTTGGCCGTTAAAACTGCGGAAGACGCTATTGTCGTGCTGCTTGTAAATCCGAGAATACCGCCACTTGTCCCACTTGCAAGGCCAGTACCTCCATAGATTGCCCCGACTACTGATGCTTGCCATATCCCCGATGTAATCGTTCCTAGAGTTGTAATGTTCCCCTGAACAGCCGAAGGAAGAGTAGACGATATGCTTGGGACTCCTCCTGATGAT